ATTCTCCGAGCCACCAACAACTTCTGCAATAATTATGAAGTTTGTAACAACCTTGTCAGGCAGCGCGCCCTTGACCATCTCCGTAAAATTTTGGAGAATTTCGTCCTCACTCAGCGGTTCTTCCATTATTGACCTCCAAGTGATGTATGCGTTGCTTCAACGACTCAACTTCCGCTAGAAGAGCATCATTCTTCTTTAGGCATTCGTCTTGTTCTAATTGTAGCCCCTCAATCACTTCCTTGAGGCGTATAACTTCAGCACGAAGGTCATCAACAATACTTCCGTATCCATCAAAAATTGTTTTGACTTGTTCGTTCTCAACACCCTTCATGTCAACATTCGCAGACACTCTTTGTCCGCGCATGACAACAACTGCCGAAATTACGGCAGTTGCAACAGAGCCTATGACAACAATGAGATTGGTCATGTCAGGCACGGATTAATCCCCACTTTTTAAACACGAATAGTTCATATATATATAAACACAAAAACATTGACACGCATGTCAATCCTGCGTCATAAGTTACACACGCGATAACCGCACTACCCCACGTTGACATCGCGGCTATATAGATATGGCGATGCACCACATACTTGCCTACAAGCATGTGAAAAAGAACAACACCAACGGCAGCAAGCGCAACAAATCCGGGAACAATCATTTCAGTATTGGCAAAAGTTGTGAATCCGAATACCGCCAGCAAGAGCCGTGTAACTAGAGCGACATCAAGTTGAAGGTCAATCTTTTGGTTGGTAGACATCTCAAGCCGCCAACGCCAAAAGTTCATCCCAGTTATCTACGGTGTCTAGTGTTTCTGAACCATCAGCGAATGAGATACGTACCCACCCAGTATCCGACATAACTTGGAGCGAACGAACAGCAACCCAGCCATTACGCCACGCGTAAGTGGCTTTTACTTGACGCCACTTTCCGTCAGAGAAGACATGCACTCGCCCCATGATTATCAGATTTGGAACCAAATATCGCCAGTTACGGCTACGGCGGGTGAGGTGTATGTTGGTTCAGTTGATTGGACGAAGATACGAGGTGTCGTGCGTCCTGCTTCTGATGGGAGTGCTGTTCCCGTGCCGCTTGTATTATTAGCGTATTGGTACAACTTGGCGGCGTGAATCTCAGTTTCTGTGTAATAGCGGGTGTCGTGCGTATGGCTATCGTTTTTTACGCGGAGCGTGAACGTCGGGTCAGCGGAACCGTTAAATGATGCGGTTACCGCCGTTGAACCATCATTCGCAGTAGCGACGTCGCCAGTCATAGTAAATGTACGGGATGTGCGCAACGCTGTAGCAGTATTTACCGTAATTGACAGGTTATTTGTAGCACTACTTCCATCAATAGAAATTGAACCAGTTGTGTCGCCGCCAAGGGTAATTGTTCGTGCCGTTGTCCATTTTGATGCCTGAGCAGCGTTAGTGACCGTCACTGCAAGGGGAATTGCGTCACCACCGTTAAACGTAACCGACCCAGAGGCATCACCAGAAAGAGTGAGTGTTCGCGATGTTGCCCACGTGGACGCCGTTGAGGCATTCCCAATAAGTGCAGCGGTAATGTTCCCAGCGGCAAAGTTACCGCTGGCATCCCTAAATACTAGTGTTGATGGTGTTGATGTCGTGGCGGAGGCAAGCGCAATTGATGGGTTGCCAGATTCACCACTGGCATTAGTGATGGAAATACCCGAACCAGTCACCGCGATGGTGCGCGAAGCGGCAGCCCCAGAACCAGTACGAGCCACGAATCCATTAGTTGTTAATGCGGCTATTGCTGTTAGTTCTGAGTCAAGCGGCTGATACTGCGTCGCATGGGTGTGACCATCATTAGTAATGGTCACATCCAAAGAAACGGGCACACTTCCATTGAATCCCACTGAACCAGTTGCTCCGCCAGTGAGGCTGAGCGTCATGGCGCTTGCCCATGCCGACGATGTGCCAACGGCACCAGAAATTTTACTAGCCGAAATTGCCGCAGTGTTGGAAATCATCGCGTTCGTGATGTACCCAGCGGGGATTGCGTGCGCATGGTTTGCCAATGCGAGAGCAGTGCCTGAACCAGCGCCGCTTGCCGACTGAAGGTCAATTGCTGTTGCCGTGCTGACGCTATGTACGTGAGATGCTTTAGCAAGGGCTGTTCCAGCCCCAATCGCGGCAGAGGTATTGCCAGTAATTTGAGTTGGTGTTTCATAGGTGTGGGACACCTGTGTCCACGAGTGGCTGCTACCCCCGCTAGTTGTCCCACGGAAATACAAAACGCCGTTAGTTGTATCCCAATAGAAGGCTTTTGTCGTTGCATCTGTTGTCACTGACGGAGCGCCTTCGCCAGTCATAAACTTTGCAGCAAATTCCTCCAGTTGCTCGTGAGAGTCGGTCATCTGGATTCGGGTGAACTCGTCGTTGCTGCTTTCCCACGTCCATAATTCAAGGCGGGTTGTCTGTGAGGCTGTCATGCAAATCTCCTACGGCGGCTTGTTAAGTATACAACTATGCAATAATTTCGTGAGTAAGGACGACACCCAAAGGGCGCGCAAGTTCCATTAATTGAAGCATCTCGTCAATTGATTCACCAACTGTTGAAGCATCTGGTGTCTCCGACAGTTTTGTCTGAATCCGTATTCGCCATGGCGACGAGAGATAATTTTTTGTGATGGTGCAAGTTTTTGTACCGCCAAGAACTCGTTTCGTTGCCTCACGAATCGCAGCCATGGAGCCTGCCGCGTAACCGTAGTAACCAGAAGCCACTTGCCACCTAAAGAAGTCGTCAAGCCCTGCAATTTCTGGGGCAAAACCCTGAAGTGAACCCCATTCAACGACATCGTCGGGGTCATCAACGGTATCAATGAGGTCAATTCCATCCCACGTGCTAGGGATGTTTGCCCAAGGGGTTGCTCCTGCCGTGGGGTTGAGGAGTTGTGTCCCCGTAAATTGTGCAACCCAGAAAATGTAGTCACGTGGAATTTCTGATGGTTGTACGAGAATACTTAGCGTGTCGCCGTTGGTTTCATCCTTGCCTTCAGAAATGTCTTGGTACTGAAAGCCTGCTGCAATATCGTTAATAACGCCATGCGCCTGCATGCCGATTTCCATGAATCTCAGTAGCGCATAACTTGGGAGTGGAAGTTCTGTTTCTCTATTTTGAAATACCGCAGGGATGTTGTCCCAGCAGTCCATTAAGAAGGTATTTCGCAGAAAAGCAAGTTGTTCATATGCTGTCGGGAAATGAAATAGAACAGACGAACCAATGGTCGCTCCAGAAATCGCATACTGTAAAGAAATATGATAATGAGCAGTAGCGGGAGAGACTGGAACAACGACTGGATTAGTTCTAACCAAATACCAGTCACCAGAAGTAAGAGATACTGGTGAACCATAAGCCGTGAAAATATCAACGCCCTCCACTGGTGTGCCAGCCATAACTCGCGTAATGGTCAACTGAGGAGTAATTGTCGCCGTAGCCGTAGCCCGACACCATACAAAAGATTCAACCTTTCCTGCTACATACTCGGTAGTTGTTTGTGCTGTAGTTGAAGTGTTGTTCTCATTAAATGAAATTGTTGCCGAAGATGCCGATAGGCTACTTTTTAGCGAGCCATAACCCTGATACTTGTATTCAGAACGGGTAGTTTGTAAGGTCGCATTAGTTGCAGTCCATGCTGACGGAACTGTCTGCCCCGTAAATGCCCAATCACCCTCTTCTAGAGCGTTTACCGTTAGCCCCATCATAAACCTCCACGATTAAATGACGGAAACATCAGCAGCACCTATTGGGACAACTCCCTTTTTGAGCATCGTTATATTCCCAGTCGGAGAACCGCCAACTTCTTCTTCGTCCGCCTTCCCTACTGCATTCACGTTCAAGACCATTTGAAGACTAGACACATACTTGACGCCTGCTATCTGCGAAGCCTTAGCGATAAGAATATTCTTGTTGATTGTTTCCTGAAAATCCCACCCCGTATGGCTCAGGTAGGAGTCAATGACCGTAGTGACGGCTGCGGATACCTCTGCTGGGGCAAATCCGTCAAGAACAGAAATAGCAATGTTCACTGCCATATCAAAGTCGTCCATGTCAATCACGGAGATTGTTAGACCAGCAACACACCTATCCGATAGGTCATCGCCTAGTTCCGTTTTGACTGTGGATGTCAGGGCGTCACCATTTGTGTTACATACACAAACAGTTACCTTGCCTGGTGCATCTGCGGTACTGAATAGCATTGCGGTAGAGTCAGTAAGGTCGTAAACTTTGACAATTGGTATAGTTGAGTAGTTGCTGACAATATAATTAGACATTTGAGAGGCTGTAGCAATGGTTGTGTTCAGCGAAGCAAAATACTGTGCTGCCCGCGTGAAGAAAGCAGTCTGAGATTCCGAGTCTGCACCAACAGAAATATCATCGCTGAGTTCAACTGCAATCACATAAGGAACCTGTGAAACAAGAGTTAATGACTGTCCAGATAGTAGTGCAGGGTACTTGCTGGCAATGGTTGCTGTTATGGCAACATCGCCAGAATCAGACTCTGATGGAATAACTAAATCGGTATCCGTGGAGAATGGATACGAAGTTGTTATTCCGTCGTCGTAGACATCGTAGGTAACTACAGTGCCCTTAGGGATGACAGTCCCCGTATTTACGCTCGTTGTAAAAGTTGCCGTCCCTGTGGCAAATTCCGCTTCCAGACGGTTAAATCCGAGGAGCCTGCACATTCCCTCCATGATTCCGTTAGGAAGGCGGTTAATGCCAGTTGCAAGCACTCCGCCAACATATGCCATGCTTTGCAGCAGCGCATCCTCAATTGTTCCAAGGCGTGGGTCAAACTCAGGTAGTGCAGTTTGTGCGTAGGTGACTGCATCGTCATACAGTATCTGCGGCGTGGTGTCGTAGATTGTGAGGTCAACGTACTGTCTGAAGTCTGGCGATGTCATTCTGCCCTCTCAAAATAAATCAGAAGCGTTTCTTCCCCAAGATTGTCCTCGCTAATAGAACTTGAAATTGACGTTATGTCAATTTCGGGGACAAACTGTGAGGCGAGTTCAGCGAGCGTCGCGCGATTTAAGCCGCTAAATGTGGGGTCAGGAATCCCAAAAAAAATTGAAATAGGGAATTCACCAGGTTCAATCTGCATAATTCTTGACAAAAGTTCGGCGTAATATTCGTCCGTACCTTCAGTTAAGAGTTTTGCCGCACCATTACTAAATCGCAATGGGCTTGAAAGCATATCCATTTTCTTATTCTCCCACAGAACAACGCGCTACGGTATACCTACTGAAGTTTGCCTAAACAAACCCCTTGGTCGTAATTGCCGTCAAGAAATGCAACGATAACTTTTGTATTCACTGCTGGCGCTACAACTGTTGCCCCAGAAATAAGTGGAATAACAATCCTACATGGTCCCACAACATCATTCTCATTAATTGCAGGAACTAAAACCATTACGGATTTTGTCGCAGAACTATAACTCTTAACAATTCCTATATGAATACCTGCTGGTACGAGGCTTTTGCTTGTTGAATAAAAATCTGGCTCTGAAAAATAGTTATACGCCATTACGAACCACCACTCCCGCTAATAACAGTAATCTCAGATATTTTTTCTTCCACTTTTGCTTTATCCTCTGGAGCGAGTTTTTCAATCGTGGAAAAACTGATTGATACTGGCTCAGGAACCCCCTCAGAATAATCAACCGAACTAATGATATACCCGCCATCATATGCGCCCATATTCTTCACGTAAACAGTCATGCCAGCCCGTAATTGCGTAGCATTATCGCGCCACAATTGAGCGCTCCCCTCACCTTCTTTGGGGGAGTCAAACGATGATTTCATTTCTGGCAAACCCATAACCAAAAATCTTTTCTCTGCCTCTGGTGTTGGGTAAATTAATGGGACATACTTGAACATCTTCCCAAAAACATTAACCTCATCTATCCCCCAGTTCCCGAGCAAAAACTTTGGACTACAGAAAAACAAGTTTCCATCGGCGATAAAGCAGTAGTACTGGTTATCGCCAGCAGCACGCTGTAAAACATCCCACGAACTTTCCTTATTGTTTTTTGCTTTGACTTTTATCTGCTGTTGCTTCCCCTTTACTTCCTCCCCAACGAAAGTCAACCCATAAACAAATGCCATTTTTTGAGCAAATTCATATCCGTTGGCAGATTTGAAGTTTTCAGGATGCAAATCCTCTTTCATTTGTTGCTGTTGCCATGTGCGCAACTTGCATCGCACATTCCAGTATTCACCCTCACCTTGACCAACTTCAACCGACGCCATCTGGAAAGGTTCATTTCTATAAAAATACTGTTGACCAATTTGAAAGTAGTTATTTTTAAACATTTGCCCCTGGAAATCGGCAAAATCCACACTTATCTCAGCACCAGCCGTCAGCGCATAATTGACACGAAACGAAGTAACGGCATCATAAATTGCAGTTTGGTTAGGGCTTTTGAACGGCTGCTCATAGTCCTCATTATTAAGCCTAGCCTGCTCCATATCGTGGAGCATAATTGAGTAACGATTAACATCAGTCTTTGTGGAGAAGATGCCAAGATGCTGTCCAGTTTTCTTATACCTACGTATCGCGGCATCATTGGACATTATGTAGCCGTCATCATGAACGGTCGGAATTAGTACATGACGCACTTTATCTGGACCAAACAACACATTATAGGTTTCCGAGATACTAATTGACCTTACTGTTGAAATACTTCCATCTGCATTTAATACGCGCGGACGATTAAGCATGTTGATGTTTCCATATTGCACAATTGCTTGCGCATATGGGTAACCCGGTGGCGGTGCACCGACAGGACGGAAAATATTGGCGTCAATCATATTTATCTATATTTGGCAGGAATTGAGCCCCCTGGCTTTGCCGCCCAAGGTGGTCTGCCCCCTGCCGCCGCGTCAGTTTGTTTAGAAGACAGGGGTAGTTCCGTCGCTGTTGTTTTTGTCGGAGTTGTGGGTTTCTTTGGTATTGCTGGAGGGGGGACAAACTTTGGGATTAGCGCAGTATCAATTTTGGGGTTTACATCCTCAATTAATGTTATTTTGCAATCCGCCTGAGTGATGCCGCCAGATGCATTTCGTTTAGCACTTGAGACCGACAAATCGGCAATACGAAACTTAGTTACATAGGAGCGATGGCGCGTGTTTGCTGGCTGGTAACGACGGTTCGCCGTCCGCTCAAACATTTTGTCCAAGTTAAATACCTGAACAGGGCGAGATGTATGTTCTGCAATTTTGCGTAAAAGCGTGATATCCGAGTCAATTGACGTAGTTACACCGTCAAACGGAACTGCCAAAACAAAGTCAAATGACACTTTCATTAATTGATGTTTTTTATAGGCGATAATCGCCGTTGCCCCAGGTCTATCAATTTCGGCAATTTCGTTTGATAGACCATCATATGTGATATTGACAGGGGAGTACGGAAAATGAAACTCGTAAATTGTGTCATCAGACTGTACGGGCAGTAGGCGAATAAACGCCTGTTGCTGCTCGTTATCAAAAGTAATTACACGAGAAATATTTGACCGCTGTATTTTTACGACTTGCGTCCCTGACGCAGCACGTTTACTTCTGCCATATACGCGGCTAGCATGATTTTTGTTATCAATAGTTGCCATATGTGCCTTTACCGTTCCGTTAGACCAATGCCGCCGCGCCCGCTACCCCTACGTTCACCGTAGCCAGCCTGAACTTTCGCGACAGCATTTGCAATAAGTTCCGCCTCAGATGGGCTGAGAATGCCACTAACAGTAATCTTGGTTTCACCGACCTGGATGTTCTGAACAGTTGTTGTGGGCTCAAGTGTCCCAGTGGATGTTGCGATGCCCCCAGTTGCTACAGGGGCAGAAAGGGCAACCCCGCCGCCTCCATATGTTCCGTTTGAATAACTTTGAGCATTGAGCGCCATGTTTGCTCCAGTTTGAAGTTGCGCCGCACCGCCATAGCCATACTTCAAGAAGTCAGACGCCGATATACCGCCTCCTACTCCAGTTTTTGTTAATCCATAACTTTTCAGCATTTCCTCTTGTTGAGTGAATGCAGCAATACCACCAGTAGCAATTTGATTAAGTAGAGTATTTTTTGTTGTTTCAAGCGTAATTTCATTACCTTGAGAATCTTTCGCACCTGGTCCGAGGAGAGTCATCAATTCACTCGCCATCATGTCAACTTGACCAGACTGTTGGGCAATATTCACAAGATTTTGTGGGTCAAGGAGCCCCATCTTGTCAACACGCCCCATCAGTAAATCAGTTTTACCTTCCAGTGCTCCGCCGACACCGCCCTCTCTCTTGATTACATCCATTGCAAGGGCAAGCCCCTTCATGGGGTCACCGCCAGCCTGCGCTTGAGCATAGGTAAACTGCTGTTTAATGTATTCGTCAAGAGCGCTTTCTGTAGTGTCACCACTCATAATCGCTGCTTGAGCAGCATCAAGTTGCTTGCCCATTTGTGCCATCTGTTCAGGTTTTTCAATCAAATCAAGAATTGCAGATGTCTGCTTCTGGTCAATATCTGCAAGAATATTGCCGAGAACTTCCTTTAGATTCAGACCAAAATCTTCTCCAGCACGACCGATGACCTCAAACACGCTGACGAGCCTATTCTGAAAGTTTATTCCTGTAACTTCAGAAATCTCATTCATGGTGTCGGTACTCATGCCAAGCCAGTGGCTCATTTGTTCAGCATTTTTTGTGAACGTATCTATGCGCTGATTAATTTTTTCTAGTTCTGGTTCAAACTCTTTAATTTTCTCGTTGTAGACATCAATGTTTCCTTTTGCTGCAGCCTTTGCTTGCTCAACATAGGAATCTTTGAGTTCATTAAGTGCCGCAACATCGCCGTCCTTAAATGCTTGGTCAATTGCGCTTGAATACCCATCAACGAATTCTTCTGCAGCCTTACGGGCTTTTTTCTTATTTTTCCCAGCATTCAGCCAACCAGAAACTCCACCAACAAGACCACCAATTGCTGCCCCAGCAGCAGTACCAATACCGGGCACGATAGAGCCAATTGCGGCACCAGCCAGCGCTCCCGTTGCCGCACCGCCAAGTTTACCCTTTATGCTGTCATCGTCACCAAAGAACTTACTTGATAGCGCACCACCAACTTTCCATGCCCCAACTGCTGTAGCGGCACCTGCAGCGACTGGCGCACTTGCGCCCATCATTCGCAACATTCCGCCAGTTTGAAGCATGTTTGCGCCAGCACCTACATATTGATTATTGCCAAACTGTGACTGATTGACGGCATTAAGCATTGTCCCACCAGCCATCATCGCCATTGGCGCATAGGGACTGTTGGCAAAGAATGAACCTGCGCCAGCGCGCGCCGCACCAAACATGCCTGCCCCACCAGCGCGCGCCGCACCATAAGCACCACGGAAACCAGTCGGCGTCGTGGGCATCATCGGACCATAGGGATTCGCTCCAACCCCACCTTGGGCATTTAGTGGCGATGCACCGATTCCGCCAGCAACGCCGCCAGACATGTTTACAACCCCAGCGGTGACATTCATCGTTGCAACGTTCTGCCCAACAACCCCACCACCTGCACCAGCCCCTAGTCCACCTGGCAACATTCCACCGATTTTGCTATTGACTTTATTCCCCACGCCCTTAGCGCCAATTTTCAGTGCACGCATGCCAAAAAATCCAGCCATGAGCGTTGCTAAGCCGCCGAGACCGCTAGAGCCGCCCAATTTTGTAATGGCAGTGCCGACCTTAGTTAATACGTCAAATACCATTTTCAGAGCGTCGGCAACTTGCTTCAAGAATGGCAAAGACTGGATAAATGCTTCCTTGAGCATTGTTCCAAAGTTCCCAAATGATTTTAGGAACTCTCCAACAGACGTAGTGAAGTCAACAATGCTTTCTTTATTTTTGACTAGCGAGTTAGCAAGATTCTGAATCGTGGAGTTAAAGTTCCCAACGAATGCCGAAAGAATAGGCTTTAGTGCATCCCATAGAGCGCTTGCAGCATCTTGTAGTGGACGCAAATAATCCTGAATCTTCTCAAAGAACCCAGCAATTGCCGTCCAAGCGCCCTTCATTTTGTCAACTGCGTCGCCAGCCTTAGTGACGTCGTGAGTCATCAGACGTCCGAGTAGAAGGGTGAGTTTTTCCACCCCTTTGACCATTCCGTCAATGAGGCTTCCACTGCCAATCTCTTTAACGCTTCCGCGTACACGCTGTAGTAGTGCCTCAATGAGGTGCTTTATGCGCGTGACGGCATTACCAAGTGGTTCCAGCAGGTCTCCGCCCATATCCGTGAGTGTTGCCTTAAGGTCAGTAAACGCACCTTTCAGCCGACCCATAACCGTGTTGTTGACTGCATCCAGTTGCTTACCGTAAGCATCAGCGAATGTTTTGTTATCCTTGAGCGTAGACATAAACTTCTCAAAGGTTGTGTTCCCAGCCTTTGATTGTTCTTCAATAACTTTTTTGAAGATTGGACTTAGACCCTCGCCCTGCTTCTTGACAGCATCGGTTAACTTTCCTTCTTTTTGGAAAGCGGCAGCAAACTTAGAAACCTCTTGAAAGTTCTTGCCAATATCCCCGCCCATACCAGCGGCAACGTTCCCTAACTCGCGCATCGCGCCAGTCACTTGTCCAAGTTGCTGTGGGTTCACATTCTTTGCTATTTCGGCGAACGATGCAGTCAGCGCCTTTGTGCCGAATACTGCAAGTTCTGATGAATTAACAAAACTGCGCATTGCTAGGTCTGCAGCCTGAAACCTATCCTTGGTATTCACAAGCCCTTTGGCGAACATCGGCGCAAACTGGATGGACGCGAACTGTTGTTGCACAGCAAGGAATGCCGAACCTGCGGCAACTAATGCTGTAAGGGCGTATGACACCCCACCCAGTGCTGCTTGGTAGCCTTTTGCGAACAGTTGTCCAGTTTTAAAGAGAAGACCCGCTGAACCGATAACTGCAGCAGCGGCAGCAGCCTCTATTGCGACATATTTGAAACCGAATTTGATTAGACCTTGAAGTCCACTCAATAGTTTCTTGCCGACGTCATCCATCTTGAAGAGTTGCTTGATGAATGAATCATTGTCTTTACTATTTTTGCGTTGCGCCCCAGAAAGTCGCTTTACGGCGCTGGAGTGATTATCCGTGGTCTCAGTAAGCCGCTTCTGTGATTTGCTAGTATCGTTGAGTCTTTTAGAGTACTTATCAAAAGTATCGCTACAGTCATCAGCCTCGCGACATAATGCAGCGAGTTGTGCTCGCACGCGTTCAATTACAGCAGTGTCAGCCTTTACATTGATTTTAATGGTGACTTGCTCAGCCATGCGAACCCCAAAAGCGAAAACTGCTTAAAATTTACCCCGAGTTCTCTCAGCCTCTTTAGCCTGTCGCTCACGGTCTTTCTCTATAACTTTAGCACAGGCGAATCTAATCAACCACTCTTCTTCAGAGCAGTTCAGCAAGGCAATTGGGTCTGTACCAAACAACTCACCCAAACGGGCGGCGTTGATGACGCGGACGTCCTCTTCTAGTTCGTAGAGGACGTCTTCGTAGGGTCCGCGGTGTCCACCGTATCCCCGTAACCAGCCGCTTCCATAATCGCAACGGCTGCAGCCTCAATGTGTGGCTCAATACCAAAGAATGCCTTGACGCAATCTGGCAGTGGTCGCTGGGTGTTCGTCATTGCGAGAATCTCTGGTGAAGCGAACGTAAGTTCAACGCCACGGTCATCAGCAACGACTTCACCATTCATGGCGATGCCTGTAGTTGTATGACCGACAACTGCGCATGCGAACTTAACCGTGTCCATGCCAGCCTTAGTATCTTCACCAGCATTCTTGCGCCACGAACGCAACTGATGTTGCGTGATGTTTGGCGAAACACGGATAGTTACACCGGGTCGTTCTGGTACTTCAATGAATACATCTGGTCGCTTAACGCTCTTGCTAATGACAGCCTTCAACGCAGAAAGCACGTTGTTTGAAGACTCAAGAGCAGCGTCGTCCGACAGATTGCTAACGATGTTGTATGTGGGTTCTTCCATGCAGCGAGACTAGCACGATGGCTATTACGAGCAGGTGCAACTTGTGAAAAAATCAGGCAGAAGTTGCTGGAACCGAAACAGTTGAAATGCTGAAGGTGAGAGCAAACGTTGCTGGAGTACCCGATGAGGCATCACCCTCACCTTCGCTCAACCCAACAAGGAGAGCCTTGGAGTAGAAGCGGTCGGCACCAGGGACATTAAGGTCACAGTCAAATACCTGAACAGTAATATCGTAATAGATACGACCGACAAGTTGACGCAAATCTTGCAGTTTGGCAAGGAACGTGGCATCGTACGAGACATAGCCAGTGACGGTGATGTCACCAATTTCTGCTGGAGCGCAGAGTGTTTCGGGGAACAGCGACTTGCCGTGGTAGACCTTTTCCACAGAGGCAGAGATTTCTCCGCCCGATACCTGCGTAAAGTAGTCGGGGAAAAGTTGCCCAGTTCCAGACACGCTGGGAGCAATCTTCGCCACAATCTGGCGTTGTGCTGCGAGTTTACGCATTGAATCAGGCATTGTTCCTCCGTTATACCAGAGCCGTTGTCAGGTTTGACTTGATGATATTGACCGTAATCTTGTCGCCAATGCTGGAGACGCGAATACCGACCTGAGCCTTCACAAGACCACTTTCCAGTTGGCTTGCTGGGTTCAGAGTGTCGTCAACCTTGATGGTGTAGCCATAGTCAAGGCGCTTGCCAGTTGGCGAGAAGCCTTCGTATAGACCACCAGCGATACGGACTGGCTCAAGAACCGACTGCAAGGCAGCGGTAATGTCGGCGTAGATTGTCTTACGACCATCAATTGTTGAGAAAATCAACGGTTCAAGAGCAAGGTTTGCCTGATTGACCACGTAGTTGATGACTTCTCGTGCGGTGATGAAGCGCCACTGTGCGGTAGTCGTTGAGTGTGAACGTGCTCCGTAGATTCGGACGTCATTTGAAATCACGCGGATTGCATTGATTCGCGCATCATCCAGTTCGTCCCCAGTGGTTTTGCTAATTGCAGTCGCGATACCCGTGACGAAACGGGCACTTGAGTCAACGCCAGCGTATGCCTTCCATGGACCAGTTGAGTTGTGAGTCTTGGAGCGCACTGCGGCAACATAACCCTCGGGTGGGATGGTAAGGCTTACGCCAGTTCCCGATGGGATTGTCACCCATGGGAAGAAGAAACTAAGAAATTCATGGTCGCTATTGTCACCAGAGCCGTATGAGTTAGATGTTGACCGAACTTCTGCAGCAGTTTTGCCGTTTGCGAAAGAGCAAAGACCGATACGGTTGAATTCCTTGGCGTGAGCCTTGAGTGCATCGTAAACGTCTTCGTCTTGGTTGTTGAGCGTCCCAGTTGTGATGCCTGGGATTGCAACACATCCACCGCCAAGTTCCTCGGTGAAAGCATCAAGTGCTGTGACGTAGTCTGCAACGGCTGCGCTACCAGTTTGTGCACCGCTCGTGAATGATACGAAAGCGTTGCTGGTAGTTGGCGTCAACTGCTCATCATCACCAGTTGAACCAGCGAGAAGTGCCGCAGTGCAGTAGTAGGGGGCAATAGTGTCGTTATTGATTGCCGAAACAAGGTCGTCCAAAACGGCGAGACCGCTAGCGGCAAAAACCACGTTGTCTTCAGTTCCGTAAGCAATGCTGACATTCATGAGCGAGTCAACAATAAGAACTTTTACCTTGAGGCTGTTGCCCCATGTGCCCTTACCAGCAGCAGTTAGACGCACACCAGTGGTTGCGCTTTCGCCGGGAGTAAGAAGGTCACGGCTTGCCGCAACCCACGTTGACTTAACTGCGCGAGATACGTAGCAGTTCGCGCCACCCTCTTCAAAGAAGGTACGCACTGTTGAGTACGTGTACTTGTTGGCTTCGTAGCCACCGAAGTATGTTGTGTACTCATCAAGGCTAGTCACGAGTTGGGCGACATTGTCTTTACCGCGCTCTGTTTGCCCCACAACAAAAAATGTTGAATCGGGAGCAGTACCAGTTACCGCAGGTCCTGTACGTACCGCAGTTGTAATTTGTACACCAGGCATTCGCCGTCCTCCGTGCTAAATGGAAATTCTATTGATTGTCCTTTGAGTGAGTATACCCAAGTCGGTCGCTATCTTCAGGAAGTATTGAATCAGAAACTCTCTTCATCATTTACATCACTGCTTGATTCGTTAACTAATTGTACTTCATCCTGCGAAGCGACTTCTGTATCTTCAGAAACATTCCGCTTAGGCTTTGACGCCTTTGGCTTCGCTGCTGGCTGAGTCATCGCTTCTATTTCTTCAGCCGATGGAACGATTACAGCATTTTGCTGTGGGGAAGCCTCTGGTTCTTTCGCGCCCGTGTCAATAACTTCGCCACTGGCAAGAAGAGCCTGCGTGATAGCACTAGCGGTATCTGTCCATGCGGCTTTGCTTGGGTCAAGCAATTCTCCGCCATCTAGCATCACGACATGCGTCGTAGTGTTCCACACTCGTATTTTTGCCATTAGAGACCTCGCATGTTGAAAACATCGGCTTGAATACCAGTTATTCCGCCAACAGGTTGACGGTAAACAAGTTCATTTAAGTATAAATCATATCCTATGTAGGCACCCGCTAAGACCCTATCGCCTTTTATTAGCGTCAAATCAGAAAACTCTTCCCTCATCGTGCTCTCATCAAGCATGACGTCAGCGTCATGCGCTGTTGCCCCCTGCATACAAGGCGAATCAAGTAGTGCCGACCGCACAACAGTTGACAACCTGTCACGCATTAACGTCACTTCCTCCGAGCCCTCAGTTTTAGCCCAGATGTAGGTACGCATAGAATAAGAGACGCGATATAGGGGGTCACCCCCGCCGTAATTTAGAAGCCTGTCAAAAGAATTTGTGGAAATAACGACGGTGATTAGAGTCGGCCAATGGTCTAGTGCGATTGGCTCATACACGAGGTACTTTTCGGGGTCTGGCAGTGTGTAGTCGTCTACATTCCACGCGTTGCGGTAGCGGGTGAGCCGAGTTGGGATGTCGTATTCAAGATAGTCATTGACAACTTTTTTGGCGAAATGTGCGCCGAACATAACGATGTCTTGTTCATTAGGCATTATGCACCACCAAAGAATCTGCGAGCGCCACGACCATCAGACCCGACAATGTGTTTAGCAGCCTTATCCGCCAGTTCTTGCGCGAACATCGGGGGCTCAAAAACAATCTGTCGTTTTGCCATTCTGGTAGTTCCGTACTGGTGGAATTTAGCATATTCAATCTTCGTTCCGAATGTCGCATTCGTTGGATTTATTTCATTCGGTGCACCGTTCAGGCTCGTAAGGTCACGAAATAGTTTTCCCGTCTGCTGCATTATTGGCATTCCGGGGAACCGAAGAGCCTTCCACGCTGAATACCGTGCCGACAGCGGAGACCATCCGCCTACTGGCAAACCGCTAGTGGTGAAGTTCTCCGCATTTGCTCGTGCCAAATAGCGTTTTGCCCATTGAAAAACGACTGTGAAGTCTTGACTTCGTAAAATCATGCCATCCAGATACTCAATGGCATCATTGGCATCGCAGTCAATCTTGATGCGAATCAAGCGACTCGGCTCCTACGCCACCGTTTTACAGCAAGTAGTTCTTTCTCAAGGAAGCCAGTCTCAAGCGGAGCAACGTTTCGTGTCTCCAAGTCCTTGATGCCGACAACATCGTCGTGCATATTCTGCATTTCTCTTGTCGCCGCACGCAAAAGCATTAGTTTGAAAACTTTAATTCCCTCACCAGCAAGACCAGCGGTGTAGGAAACAGTAATAACATCATTTGCGAAGCCACGGAAAATATCAATACCGTAACGACGTACGACATAATCAATTCCGTCAGTAAGTGTTGATGCGGTTGCTGAACCCTGTTGACGTAGTGTCACTTCTTCAACTTCAATAACTGGAGAGTTACGCAAATAGACAGTTTGTGGTGGCTGCATGTATGAAACCATACTTACCGTATCTGTTGACGCAGATGACTCATTCGTGAAGAACGAGGACATGGGTACGCCTGTATGGTTTGACTCAAGAACATACGTTTCCTCAAAAACTGTAGGTTCTATGGGTCGGCGAAGGTACGACTCAAGTTCACTCTGAAGACCTTCAAGCACAAACTCGGCAGCCTCTTCCTGACGGTTGCTGAATCGGATGTCCATGTACTTGGAGAGGTCAGATACGGATACCAGCATGGCTGGTCACCTCCCTATCGTGTTGGCGGACGATTTGCTCGCTCACGCCTTGTGCGACGGTTTGCCTCTACCCGCCGAGCAACGTTGCGGATACCACGACGAAGCCGTGTTAGAAATCCTGCACGCCGCTCACCGCCAGCAGGTGCCGCTCCCCCAGCACCGCGTGGGGCGCGAGCGGCGCGCCCTCCAGCAGAGCGTGCAGCCCGACCAGCAGCAGCAGCCCGTGCTCCACCGCGCTCGGCTCGCTGCGCTGCGCGCCTACCAGCCAGA